CTTTGTTAGTAGGTATAGTTTTACTTAAAATCGTCTTTTCAATAGAAGTGTCTGCACGTAAATTAGCCAATTCTTCATTTTGTTCACGTTTTTCTTCTTGGTTGATTTGATTCATCAAAGTTTTTAACCTATCTAACTCTAATCTGTCCTTATCATCCTGACCTCTTCTAAAGTTTTCCATCTGTCTGATGTCTAACTCTCTAGATCTTAACTTCGCGATAGGATCATTATCAAATTGTGATGTAATTTTCTTCTCTTCTTTAGCAAAGTCTTCCATAATTTCAGCAACAACCTTCGCTTTATCAGATTCAAACTGTTGCATCATAGCAGGATCTTTTTCTAGCATCTGCATTCTATCTGCATACTCCAATTCTACTTGTTCTTGAGCCATCAAACTAATATGTTCTAAAATATTTTTATCTAATGAAGCCATAACCATAGGATTATTTCTTGCAATATTAGTTGACATAAAATTTAAGTGAGCCGACATGTGCGCTCTATGATCTTGACCACGCATTGCTTTGAAAGGTTTGTTAGATAACGCATCAATATGTTCTAACGCTGGATCTTTTGGCCCTTGAGGTGCAGGTCTTGGTAAAATACGATCAATATTTTTTACACCTAACGCTTCATACATTTGACGATACGCATTATACAAATTATGCATTTGTGGTTGTGAACTAGCAAGTTGTAATTCTGTTTGCGCTAATGTAATTCTTTGTGTTTGTGAAAATATATTTGGATCTGCAACAGGAAGTATATCAACATTCTCGTTGAAGTCTTGCATCTTAACCATCCTCGAACCACCGACCACGTCATACGGATAAGCAGCAGGTAAGTATGTTGCAAAACATTTACCTAGTAATTCAAACTCTTGTTTTAGACCAACGTACATTCTTTTGTGGATCGCTGACATAACCCTCGAACCACGTTCCAATAATGCCATAGTTGTGCCTACTGCACTTCTTTGATTACCATCACCAACTTGCATATCTGCAATACTCGCGAATCGTTGACCTGCTTGAACTACAACTCCCATTAGTTGAAGGAGCGTGGTTGATGGTTCCTTAAATGGTAAAGTCATGAATGCTTCTCTCAAATTACCACCTGGTGCATCTACATCTCTAAACTCACCTGGTTGTATTGATTGTGCATCATCTCTAATTCTTATACCACGCATCTTAAACCCTGCGGGTAAGTTTGATAAAGTCCCTGCATCTAACAGTTGTCGGAGGGCAGTGGTCGCTGTTCTTGATAAACCACCTATCATATGAATTAATCCAAAACCATAAAATCCTAAACCTGGTAAAAATTTAAAATGTACAAAGTAAGATATTTTCTTTTTAAGATTATCGTTTGGTTGATAGTTTCTTCTAATAGATAAAACTTGTCTTGATGCTTCTTCAATAGTTACGATGTATGGAAGTTTGATTCCTGTTTCTGTTCCATCATCTAATCTATCTTCAAAACCTTCTAAGTCTAAATTAACATGACACTCAATCAAAGTATAAATATTTTCATTTACAGTTCTTCTTTCACCTGCAAGTTCTTTTTCTTTTTTATCAACTTCTGTTTCTTGATTATATGTATCTGGTAATTCTACATCTCTGTAGAAACCTGCAACTTGTTGTTTACGTAAATCGTTTTCAGAAACTTTAATTACATGCATGACAGCATCTGCATCATCTAATGAAGTAGCAGAGTATGGAACAACTAAATCATCTGCAGGTACAAATTTAGAAACTGCTCTACCTAATAAATCATCATAGTAAACTTTTTTAAAAGCAGAACCACTTAATGGTAAATAGAAAAGCATTTGATCAAACTCTGGTTCATACTCTTTCATTTTGTACATGAGTTGATAGTTCATAAATTCTTGAACACGTTGTGATTGTTGTTCACGTTCTGAAGTTATTGCGCCAATAATTCTAGTTCTAACTGGGCCATCAGCTGGTAATAATTCTTTATACGCTTGTGCTTGAAATTGTGTAACTGCTTCTGCAAGAACAGGGTGTGTTACTCCTGATGCACCTTTGAAAGGTTCACTTCTATTGTTATATTTAAATCCTAAAAGATCTAAACCTTCAATATAAGATTTTTCCCAATCTTGTCTTGATGCTCTGTAATCTGAATATTGTTTATTTAATTCTGAACCTAATGGTTGTAAAACTTCTTCTGGTAAAATTTCTGCTAAGTTATCAAAGTGATCTTCTGTGTTTGGTTGGTTAACTGCACCTGGTTCAAAATTAACTTCTGCTCCACCATCTTCTTTTTCAGTAACAGAGACTTCTCCAGGGTTAGGAATTGATTCTTGTTCCTGTAAAACTTCTACAGCTGCTTCCTCTGGTTTTTCTAATTCAATAGTTTTAGTTACTTCGTTTGGAAGTGCTTTGTCTATTTCTGCCATTAATTTTCTCCAATTTTACAGTTTTAACTTGTTTCGGTGGAACATTCAACCCTTGTGGTGTAGGCCCCCTTTTAGGCGGTACTGTATTTGTTAATTTTTTAACCATCAATAATAAATATGTTTTGACGAAGGTAAAGCACTATCTTCATAATCTTCAGGGTGATTTATAAGACCTCCTTCCCTAAATCGTTTGACAGCTTGTGTTGTGCTATCTACCAAATCGTCGTTTTCACCAAAAGGGAAAGCTGCGCATTCTTCTATAACCTCTTGAGCCCATTCTTCTCTTTTTGGAGCCCAGATACAACCGCTCTCAAAAAGAGGTGCAACTGAGTTTACTCTTGCATGTTTATCATTTCCTTTGCTTGGTGTAAAGGTAACAACTGGTATTCCCATTCTTCTAAGTTCAAAAGTCAGGGGTAATCCTGATGCTTTTGATTCAACAATAACTGTTTCAGGTTGCCAATATTTATACTGTTCCAATGCTAATCTACGTAGTTCTGGAAACTCATACCTACCTTTTACACTATCTACTAGTATTAATTGTTTACCTTTGTCCTCTAACGAAAACACACCCCATGTAGTAATAGCTGAATAGTCTGCAGTTTCTTTTTTTAAGAAGGCCGTATCGTATGATTGTATGACATGTTCCAAAGGTGGTAAATCACTACTTTCCCAATTTTTCCACCATTCACGTTTTAGTATTGCACCTTCTTCTGAAGTAGGATTCTGCATCCATTGTGCATTCCATTTTTTTACACTTAATGATGATTTAACTTTTTCTAATTCTTCTTTCTTCCAATAACCTGGCCACAAAGCACGACCCGATGGCATGATTGCAGGGAACTCTATTATCTCCCATTGATCAGAATTTTTACCCGACTGTGCTTTTAATAATTCTCCAGTCAAATCATTTTTAGACCAACGTGTCATAACCACGATTATCGCACCACCAGGCTGGAGACGTTGTCGGGGGCCTGATGTATACCACTCGTATGTTCTTTCAAAAGAATCTTTTGACAATACTGTTTGCTCAGAGTGTGGGTCGTCAATGATTAATAAATCAGCACCACGACCTGTGATCGCACCACCAACACCAGCAGCATAATATTCTCCACCCTGTTGTGTTTGCCATTTACCAGCGGCCTTTGAATCTTCTTGTAACCTAGTTTTAAATACTTCATTGTACTCAGGCGAATCAATAATATTTTTTGCTTTACGACCAAACAAGATAGCAAGTTCTGAAGTGTGGGTTGTTTGAATTATTTTGAGTTTTGGATTTACACCAACCATAAAAGCAGGAAGGTACACTGACGAGAACTCAGACTTTGTATGCCTAGGTGGCATATTAATAATTAATCTTTTTAATTTACCCTGTGCTATCTCATTAAATTTTTTTGCAACTTCTTTATGGTGGTAGCCTTCAATAAAATCAGGCCAAACATGTTTTACAAAAGATAAAAAATCTTTTTGGCATTTTTCAATTTTTAATTTTTCTTGCCATTGTAATAATGTTTTTTGAAACTCTTGCTTGACAGCGTCTGGTAATTTATCAAATTTTTCTATGTCTATTGCCATATGGAACCAAAAAGTTTTTCCCTCGTGTTTATAACTAAAACTTACACTATATACTGTATATTAGGATCCCTTTTGTCTTATGTATAATTTATATTTTTTAAAAGTTCAATTTTTAAAATCGTGTTGGTACCTCTATTGTTTTTATTTTTCCTGGTGGGGTTAGGGGGCGTGCTTTGCCCCGCCCTCACACCTAGTCTCGCCCAGCTATGCATATTCTGCATGTAGTAAATATGCAACACTTTGTACATTCTCGTCGCACCCCCTACATATTGTGTATAAGTTATCCACAACCACTAAAACCTTAAATTAGTTGTTGAATATAGATTTTACTGTGGTATTGTACCATACATGAAAGGAGGAAAGAATATTATGGCTACAAACGATAATAATACAGTTGATAGTACAGTTGTTTATCTAGTTGTTGAATCTTCTAAAAGATACAAATCTAGACCGTACATTAGTATATTTGAAAGTAAATCATTTACTAATTACAAATCAGCAAAACTATTAGCTGAAGCGTTAAATAATAGTCGAGAGTCGGACGATGACAAAAAGAATAGTTATTCAGTTTCGTCCGTGGCTATACCAAATCGTGTCTATGAAATGACCGAGTAACCAACAAACAGCGGGGGTGCAAGTCCCCCGCAGAAAGGACGAGCATGGGTTTGAAGTTAGAAAAGAACAACTTTGTTGTTACTTTGAAGACTCAAGAAGAGATTGTGGAATATTTTGATCGACATATCTCTACTGAAAAGAGTCTGCTTTGGTTAGGCTTCTTCATCGCGGTAAATCATATATCGCATAGAATTGAAGCTGACGGCCTTGAGATTGCCAAGAAGCCGAAGCAATAATACTAACGAATTCACGGGGGTGAAACTCCCCCGTAGAAAGGAGAAAGAAGATGCCAAAACCAAAAAGGTACAGGCTGTACTGCGAATTCTCTTCGGAAGAAGACATGAAAGAGTGGGCAGCAGGTACAACTAAAAGGCCGTACAAGATCGCTAAAGCAGACGCTCTTGATACAGCATCTGGTGTAGCAACTATCAAAAGATACAAGATAGTTCAATTCTTAGATGAAGACGCACCAAATTTGGAAGATCTTCATCCTGTTGTCCAAGGCATCAGGTTGAGTAAGATGTTCGACTAACAAGACGCGCGGGTCTTGTCCGACCAGTGGAGGCGATGTAAAAGTCGCCTCCATTTTTTTTGTTTTTTTTTATTTTTCTGGGTGGGGGCGGGACACGGGCTTCCCCACCCTCCTCACGCACCTGTGACTTTTATGCAACGCTATATGTAGTATGTGTGGTAAAATTACAACACAATATATGGGGGCAGGAATGCTGACCTAAATCAACATATAGTGGTCGGGGGTACGGGGCACACACAAGATATAGTTATGCAATTTCGGAATGTAGTAGAAATGCAACAGTGAATTATTTTGTTAAATAGTGCATTTTTTTCTTTTTTATTTCGTTAAATAATATATACATGACTTGCCTATTTTGTAGGTTCTAGAAAGTTATATTATGGAAAATAAACATAAAAATATAAATGACTTGAGCGCGTTTGATTATGAAGTTGTGCCTATGCCATTGGAAGTTAGAGACCCAATGAACCCTGGCGAATTTTGTAATAATGCGATGCACAAGCAAGTTCTAGTTAGAAAAGGCTCAGAGGGCGTAGCATCAACTATAGTAGGTGTTCACTCTGAAAAATATAAACCGCAATCAACTTTTCAAATTTTAGAAAATTATAATGCGGTTTTAAATGATAACATTGATTGTTCAGACGTTACCGTTACAGATAAAGTTTTAGATGGCGGTAGAAAAGCTAGAAGGTCAATTGTTTTCAATAACTATCAATTCGAAGTTACAGAGGGTGAAAAGATTGCTCTTAAACTTGATCTGTTTAATTCGTTTGATGGTTCGTGGCCGTGGTTCTCTGCCTTTGGCGCGTTAAACTTTGTATGTATGAATGGACTAGTAAGCGGTCAATTTGCAATGGTCATTTCAAAAAAGCATACAACGGGTTTTGCTATTTCTTCAGAGATTGCAAAAATTAAAAACGCGGCAACAATGTTTAATAGTGATATCGAGAAGTTTAAAAAATGGACTCAGAAAAAAGTTTCATGGGTTCAAGTTGAGGATGTCATTAAAAAAACTTTGGCGTTGAAACCTAAATCATTTAAGCAAAAAGCGCTTAATGAGCCACAAACACACAGTGAACCTGTAGTTGAATATGTAATGCGAGAGTCTGCTAGACTATGTAGCAATGGAACTTCTTCTTACAAATCAGCGAAGGAACCTTCAGTTTGGGACGTGTACAACGCGGCGACGCATTGGTCTACACACAACCAAGAGTTGAGGTTGAAAAAAGTTGACCCTAGTTCGAGAAAATCGGCTCTCGATTGGGAAATGGGCGGTATCAGAAAAACAGCGTCCGCGCATAATGTGAACCGAGACCGAGAACTAAAAGTTGCTCAAATGCTGATCAGTCAGCCGTGGCAACAGATGGTAGCGTAAACCAACAAGAACCTACAAATAGGCACGCTACCAAAAAGCCCTGGATTTCCAGGGCTTTTTATTTTTAAAAAAAATAAAAAATAATATGGGTGGGGGCAGGCCACGGGCTCCCCACCCCAACCTCATGACTCAAAGCATGTCAAGAAAAAAATTTAAAAAAATTTTTATACACGCCACATTGTTGCCTTAATTGTATGGTTTTCTACCACACTGAGAAAGGAAAATGAATAAGGTTAAATAATATGGGAACAAGAGCTGTATACACCTTCTTAGATGATAGAGGTACGCACCATGTTTACAAACATTGGGACGGCTATCCTGAAGGAGCGTTACAATTCATTTCTTTCGCAAAGGATAAGGCTTGGCCATTACCGAGATACGAGGCTGATGAGTTTGCTACTGCGTTTATTTCAGCAAACAAGGAGGCATCTGGCGATCTTCGGTTGACAGAACATTGGAACAAGCATGGTGATCTTGAATATCGTTACGAGGTTCGTTGTCGGCCAAACGACAAAGACCTGCACGTAATAATATATCAAGTAGGTTTTGGTTCGGAAAACAGTAAGGTAATGGATCAAGGCTATCTTTGTGATTTGATGAAGAAGTACGTTAAGAAGAGAGCATAATTAAAACAGTGGGGCGATGACAGTCGCCCCCTGATCTGGGAAGGATTGACACGGTCAGCTCTTCCCTGATCAGTGGAACCATGCCTTAGTTGGTAGTCGTCCGCTGATCTTTCTCCCCTATTTAGTTAGCGAGTGGTATTAATGATTAGATGGGGGAGATATATCCTGGGTGGGGGTGGGACACGGGCTATCCCCGCCCTATCTTACGAACCGCGAATGTAAATGAGCAGATTGTCGCACACTATATATTGTGTCAATCACTTTTTAGTTGTATGCGTTCATTTTGGGTTGTGCAGTGGTTCGTTGTTTCACGTGAAACTTGGGTGGGGGTCGGTAGACGGGCTCCCCACCCCATTACATTGACATTAGATATTTGTTTATTTCGTCAAATGACAGCGCAACGTGGTTCGGAGCTTGATGTCCGAGCTTCCGCAGATCGTGGATAGATGTACTTTTAAAAAGTTTCGCGGTTCGGTGTCTCTGTGAAAAAAGCAGGATGAAAGCATTCGCAGGATGGCGCACATGCCACGCAATTTGATGAGGTCTAAACTTCACTGAATTAACTTTTGCTAACTTGGTTTCAATAGTAAAAAATTTATTATTTTTGTTGTATCCCAACAGATCAGGAACGCCTGAAACCGCCAAATTCTCTATCCTATCCCACACTATTTGAGGAGTACATGACTTTAATTTTTTGATTAAATCTTTCTCTTTTTTCATTCAATAATTGAATTAACATAGCGGTAAAATTTTTTCAAATTAATTTTATATTTGCCTTAATTTAAACATAATTGTATGGTTTTTTACCACATAGTAATGAAAGTAAAAAAGGAGAAAAAAAATGTCAACTAGATCATTAGTGGCGATTGAACTTCCAGATGGAAAAGTTAAATCCATCTACGTTCATTCAGATGGGTATGTTGAGGGCAATGGTAAATTACTTGTGAACCATTACGCAACATATGACAAAGCAATCAAACTATTTGATTATGGAGATTGTTCATACCTTGGTGAAACTACAAATGAATGTAGTTTTTATAAGAGAGATTGGGGTAGGGATGGTCACGGAGATACCGCAACATACAATAATGAATTTTGTTTAATGTATGAGTATAGCGGTGCAACTATGATTGAATACATCTACATCTATAAAGGTGGAGAGTGGCACGTATCAGAGAGCAGAGGAATACCGCAATCTATGTTAGGTAATAATGCTTATGATATTGGCATAGTCTATTGGTCAAACTTTGAAAAAGTTACAGATCACAAAGACTATAAAAATGAAAAACCTTCTATGTCAGAGGTTGATATGCTTGGCCAAATAGGCAAGGCATTGAAACAAACACTAGGAGACAGTGGTTCAATGATTGTACAGGGAATGCAATCAAAGGACAAAACTAATTAGTTCCCATGGGGGTGGCGATCAAGGAAGGTAGGGATAAGTTTTATTTAAACCGCGCCCTACACCCCCTTAACCATACAAGGAGTAAAAACAATGGGTAGATACTACAACGGCGATATTGAAGGCAAGTTTGCTTTCGCAGTACAAGCTAGCAATGACGCTGATCATTTTGGAGTGATAGGCACAGAGCCATCAGTTCTAGAATATTATTTTGATGAGACCAATTTAGGAACCATCAACGAGGCCATCAAGGTATGTGAAAATCAACTTGGTGAATACAAAGACAAGCTAAACTATTTCTTCAAGGCGGTAAATGGTTTCAATGAAGATATTGTCAAAGATTGGTTTAAGAAAACATATAACGAAGATATGCCATATGACAAGTTCAATGCAAACTACGCTATTTTAGCAAGGCTTGAACTAGGTATCAAAATACGAGATTGCGTCCAAAAAAATGGCGAGTGTCAATTTACGGCGGAGTGTTAGATGGCAGTAGTTAGAAAAAGAAACTACAGTGATAAAGTATTAAATAAACCCGTGTCTACAACATGGGTTTATTATACTACAGGAGATGGCAAGGTACATCAGATATCTCTTAAAACTTTATTACGTAGATTAAACAAGATTAGTTATACTAAACAATGGTATCAAACTATAAGACAAGCACAACAGAGTCTAACTAAAAAATAGGAGAAAGATAAGATGCACAAGAAAGAAAAATTTTACATTAAACTATTAACCAATGTAGGTAATCCCGATTTTAAACAAGACCCTACACAACGGGTTTGGGGCACAAGTGAAATTAAAAATGTGGGTTATAAAAAATTATCTTTGTTACGTGAATTAGTGACGGCATACAGAGATCAAAATGATTTAGGCGGTGGTAATTTTATTCCGCCAAAAGTTTATAAAAATAAAAAATATGTTGGATACTTCTCATACAACGGAAGATTTTGGAGAGAAAAATATCCTTTCCCACAACTAGAGAAGGAGTTTGCTATATGACACAACGAGATGATGGACACGATTTCAGAGATAGCAAAAATAAATCTGAGGCGTATGAAAGAAAGAAGAAGGAAGATAGGGAGCAGGCACAGAGGTTGATTGATAAGTGGAATGTTTGGAAGTACGACGCTTATGAAAGCAACAAATCAGATTGGACAGATGGAGATGATAACGATTGCAAACTTATATCAAAAATACTTTCTGAAAATAAATCTAAGTTTGATTAAAAGTTTTAGATATAATTTTCTTATCTGAAGTGCCTTTTAAAACTACTCTAATAGATGGTTGGCCAATGATTGTAGATTCTTGGACTTCAATACGTCTGATCTCTTCAAGATGTCCGTCTTCAGATTCCATAAATATACGGGCATTGCTGACGGCGTTACCTTTCGTACCGTCTGTGAACTTGTCTAAATACTCTTGCAAATGTTTAACAAACATATTAAATTAACTTTAATTACATATAACATATTATGGAAAAAGTACCAGTACCAAAACCAAAAAGAGGGATTTCTAGACATCTTACTGAGAAACAGCGAAAGTTTGCAGAACTGCTGGTCTCACAAGCTGGTAAGATGACGGGCACGGAGTGTGCCATAGAGGCGGGCTATCCGAAGGATACGGCGCGGGTGAAAGCATCTCAATTACAAAGTCCAAAATATTTTCCTGTGGTTTATAATTACATTGCAGAACTACGAGAAGAAGCAAGAAAAAAATATGATATATCTATGGACGGGCATTTAGCGGAACTAGCTAAGATTAGAGATCAGGCACTAGTCAGGAGATCTTTCTCATCTGCTGTTAATGCAGAAGTAGCTAGAGGAAAGGTTGGCGGGCTGTATGTGGATCAGAAAAAAATACTATCTCTTACAGGTAAGATAGAAAACTTAGATGCAAAACAATTAGAAGACAAGTTTATGAAGTTAGTATCTGACCATTCTACGTTAATTGGTGAAGTAGATGTAAAACAAATCAAACAAAATTTAGAAGATTCCGATAAACCTAAAGATTAACTTTCTCCATTTTAATAATACAACCTCTTGGAAATACATTACGATCTGAAAATAATTCATCACCTTGCTCATACGAGGCAAAGGTTCTAACATTTTTCTTATCTTTACTAAACAAGTACGCTTGTGTAACCATAACACTTGGTTTAAATTTCATAAATTCTTCTGCTGTACTGTGGCCTGAATCACCCGTAATGTCTAACCATGTTATAGAATAGAAATAATATTTCTTATTTCTAATAACAACATGTCGGTATTTAGATTTCTTTCGTCTTGCAGCCATACCCTAAACTAGCACAGAATGCTCCTTCTATATAGTGGGAATTTTTGACTAACCCAAATTTTATATAAAAAAAACTCCACGCGCGTGTCGGACTTTGTCCCTTTTTGTTACCAAATCTACCATGAATCTACCAAAAAAATACCATATTTTTGTACCTAAAGTGTTGATTTTATTACATTTTTTGTACAATGGTAACAAAGGTAACACAAAATAATTCAGATTTTTTTTCAAAAAAAATTTCACTCAAGATTTCCCACTATATGTATCAATCTTATCTGCCACAATTTTGACATAATCATACCATTTATTTTTATAAACTTCTTTCATTCCTTTGTCATTTGCTTTATCATATGCCGTTTTAAAATTGCCAAGTTTCCTCATATCCTCTTGCCATTCACCGTCCCCGAACCTCGAACCTTTACTGATCTGTACTATTTTCGTTATGTTTATTGCCATGATACTCCTCCAATCTCCGTTGCCATTTGTCCTTAAAGTCCATGAATCTCTGACCACTGACCGTGAATCGTTGATACATGCCATCTTTTGAACACATTAAGATCACTCCTTGGTTAATCTTTGTGTCGTAGATCTTGTTATGCGCTAGAGCATACGCCGCTAATTGTACAAAATAATCGTCTATCCATTCCTCTCTCTTAGGTTTGTTAGTCTGTTTAAAGTCTATAATACTATCTTCACCCATGTATCTACCGCAAACGTCCGTGGTTCCTGCGTATTTACCAGGGTAATACAAAGTTGCTTCACATCCCCATATCTCATGCAAGTCTTCAAATCCATGCTTTATAATCTCCAAGGCCATTTTCTTAGCCTGTACCCCTACATCGGTCAGATTTTCGTGTCTGAGGCCTGTTTTAAGGCTAATAAGGTAGTGTTCTAAGTAGTTATGCATAGCAGTCCCACGTTTTGCAGCATCATTCATAATAGAATCTGCCTCTTTTTCGCCAACATTTTGCCGCCATTTAGCCAAACTTGCTTTCTTTTCTTCTGATTGAGTTTGTGATATAATGGTAGTAACAGATGGTAACTTACTATCATTTATATCGTAGTGTCTTTGACCCATGACTAGAGATCTACTACTCTTTGGGTACTTATACCTCTCATTCCACCTAGTTTTCATTCTTATTTAACTCCGTCATAATCCATCTAACCGTTGTAGTCGTAGGGTCGAAACCATCAAACTTAGTGTTTGAGCAACCACTCAAGACAACCATAACAGTTAATAATGAACAAACTATTGTTACTGATACTATGTATTTCATGTTGTAATTACCTCTGATTCTGTTTCAATCCATACCCTAGCACCGCAACTCAGGGGTTTGTCAGGGCTATAGATAACTTTACTTGGCCCTTTTATCTCAACCTCATGCGTATAAGTATTAGATTTAGATGTCTTAACAGTAATAACAGGATCATTGGTTCCTTTCTTTATGTTAGATCTAATCTTATGTTGATTGACATGTATTCTAGTCTTTGTCATTTTTTAATCCTTGGCCAACTACTTGGTGTGTAGTTTTTTGATTGTTCTAAACATTCTTTTGCTTTCTGAACTAAACCTTGTTTTTTAAGCCACTCTGCGTGTAACTCTAAAATTTTGTTCATTTCTCTTTTTCCTTTCTTCTTGTCGGTACGAAGCATTTTTCTTTCTCTATATCATAATATATTATATTTATTGTCCGATTGCCAACTTTTTTTCGCCTTGGCAATCGGTGTATTGTTGTTCCGTTTTTTCGGAAGTTTTGTGTTTTAACATCCCATAACTTTAACTCCTTGTTTTCGTTAATTGTAATAAGATCAACTGCTCCATGACTTTGGCAAGCCTTGAATACAAAATAATTATTTTTTTGAAAATAAACAACTGCTGCATTCTCGCTATAATCTCCTTTTAGTCTAAGACTTTTCGGCATGAACCATCTCCGCTAGTTTCCTTGTCATGCTTTCTATGATAGTTCACACTTTCTTCAGTAATCTCAACCTCTCCTTGATTGTTGCAATAATCACAATCTGTCTGTGTATCAGTATCTCTAGAACCTCCTAGATATCCATTACCATGACACTTTGGACAGATTATTTTTAACATTACATACTATGTATTGTACTACTAGTTGTGCTAGTAGTACCATTACTAATACCATTTGTATAATTATTGATGTATGGTCTTTGTTTATTTTCCATTACTTCTTTTTGTAAAGAAATAATTTCTTTTCTCAAATCATTCTCATTATTTATACGGAAGTAATCCTGTCTTACAAGACTATTATCAGATTG